TTATATGTAAAATCTGTTCTTGCGGCAAAGGGTATTACTTTAATGCAGGCAGCATTTAAGTTGTTGAAGCTGGCATTAGTATCTCACCCTATTTTTGCAATAGCTGCTGTTATTGGTGCAGTAGGAACTGCTATAGCATTATTTTCAAAGAAGGCTGATAAAGGAAATGAAGCCAATGCCCAATTGAAGCAGCATATTGATGAAGTTACCGGAAGTATTCATAGTATGCGTGATGCATTTGACAATGCTAAAGTTACTTTGCCTGACATAAATAAAACAATATCGGCGAATGGTTATTTTATGAGTGATATTGATACTCAAATAGCAGACAAAGAAAAACAAATTACCGATGCGTTAACAACTGCTATGCGAGACCAAAAGGGTGTGCGTGATGAAG